TTAATACAGGTTCCGCCACTTATCATCTTCCTGCAAACGCTGGTTCCGATAGAAGATACGCAGGCCTGCTCCTGACGGAATACTGCCACCGCAAAGGAGCAAATCGACCTCTTTCTCGCTGCCATCAAATCCTCTGGACTTCAGTTCATAGACGAGCTGCTGACGCTGATACTCTGTAATTCGCTGTTTGTAGTCTTTACGCCGTTTCGGTTTAACCAGGCGCAATCTTGCTGCCAGTTCCCGGCGCTCTTTTTTGCTCATACTGTGCAGGTAATCGTGCAATTCCTTGTCATCCATGCAGGTAATGTCCGTTCTGGTATCCCCATCTGCTGATTCATCTTTCTCATGTTGGTTCAAATTTTCAGCAAGGGGACAATTATTGCCACGAGTCCAAGGGGCGCAAGCGCCCTGGTCGGCTGCCGCCTCCTGAACGTCAACGGCCTTACGAACCATTTTCCACTTCACCGCATGAGTGCAGATCTTGCCCTCTGCAATGGGTGACCAGATGCCATAAATACGAATGCCGTGATCGCCATAGGCGGTCGGCTCTTCGTTAATTTCATAAGCAGTTCTGATGAGGTGATATTTGCGGGGAACCAGTACGCCGCCCTGCTTCATGATGTAAGTGGCAAAACAACCAGCATCAGCAGCAGCCAGGATTGCATCAAGGCGCGGGTTATCCAGTACCGGCGCACCTGCTTTTTTGTCCCCCTGTTGCCTTGCCGCCTGACCAGCCAGCAATCGCAGTTCACGGTAAGCCTGACGCCCCGGAATGCCAAAGAAGCGGAATTGCTGAACACGATGCAAAGACGCCCAGGCATTCACGTATTCAGCGTTATCACGCAGAGATTTACCCGTTTCCTTGCTGATCTCGCCAGCCAGACCACGCCCGTCAATGTTCTTGCTGATATATTTCGCGATGTAGCTTGTCGGCGTTCCTTTGCGCGGGTTAATCAACTCAGACTTAAATCGTGGTCCCGTGTTATTCCCCAGCTCCTCGCGGTCTTCACGAATGGCAAACTTACGCAATAAAGCAGTAATGGCGCGGCGATCTTTTTTGCGCATAAAACACAACAGGTGCCAGTGAACTGTACCGTCATGATGCGGCTCAGCCACCCGCACGCCATACCAGCGCAATCCGGCTTTGTGCATCGCCTTACGAAATGCAGCAAACATGCCGACCAGATAATCACTGCTTTGTCTTACCGTCGCATTTGTCCAGGTCGGGTTGGGCCTGCCGTTATTTAGCGTGGAATGGAAACGTGACGGACAGGTGATGGTGTAGAAAACGGCGCAGTCACCGCGCATTTCCGCGATAAGCTCCAGGCCTTTAACACAGGCCATCATCTCATTGCGGCGATGCGCAGGGTTGCTGCTGCTGGCGTTTACCACATCCTCCATGTCCAGCGTGTCGCCGTCTTCGTTCACCAGTTCATGAGAACGAAAAAACTCCAGCGACTTACGGCGCTGCTCACGTTTATGCATCACGGCTTCATAGCTGACATAAGGAGATGCTTTTTTGCTAACCAGGCAGACAGCGCGCAACTGCTCTTCCCGCCATTCGCAACGCATCTTCCATAATTTCCGATACCACCAGTCGGCGCACAACATACGCGCCAGCGAACCCGGAATGAGTTCATAGGGCACGGGTTTACGGCGGTTTCTTTTCCGGCGGAGTTGCTCAAACGCAGGAGGAATGACATCCAGACGCAGGGTTTCCGCCGCCACCCTTTCCCATGTCTTGCGGATTTCTTCTGGCTTAACGTCATCGGTGGCATACAAATCGCCACAAGCTGCATCAAGACACATGCTCATATGCGCAGCAACAAGGGTGGACAGGCGTTTCACCTGATCCTGACTCATTTCAGGCAGGATCAGCAGGCCGTCCAGCCCTTCATGGCTTGCCATAAAGCGAAAAGAAGTGGATAGCTGACAGTCGCGTACATGCTCCAGTCGTTCCAGACATGGCTTAATCGTCTCACGCAAATAGCGGGAATAAGCCTTTGGCCTGCCCAGGCTGCTGAAGTATTCGATACGTTGCATCAGCGGTTTGCTGATATGGGAAGGCTGGGCATTGACGTCCGCCAGAATGACCATATCTGGATTAAAACGCTGCTGCTCATGCGCCAGCTTTGCCCGGCTAATGAGCTTATCCTGCTCCATTTCGCGTTGGACAGGATCACGGGATTCATTAAAGAAATAACGCTCCCAGACCTGATCACTTAGTGCCTCGCGACGCAGTTGTTCCTGCTCATTATCGACAGCGTACAGAGTGATCAGGTTTGAAAGCGCAGAAACCGGCGCAACTTCCGCCAGGTCCAGATAAGGGTTAATGGCCTTTTTCGGGCTGTTCCATGAGAATGCTGCGGCGACCTCGTTAAAGCCGCTGCAGTTGTTCATATCATCATGGCTCATGCACGCACTCCGTACATGGCAGAACTATCCACGCCACGCGAAGGATCAAATCCCACCCAGCAGCGCGCCCCGGAAACAGCAATGATTTCTGTTGCAGATTTACTCTCGCCAGCCGACACGCCGATGCTGCGTTTTGCCTTGATGTAGTGGTGAGTGAAATTGCGATACAGCGAACGAATCAGGGATGTGTCACTGTTAGAAACAATGACCGGATGACCTTCAGATGATCGATGTTCAAGAACAGATGCCAGGTGATACTGGTCATCTTCAGTGAAGCCATCAGTGTGATAGCCGGAAAACGTACCGTCATAAGGCGGATCGCAATACACCACATCCCCCACCTTCAACATCGCCAGCGTTTCATCAAAGCTGGCGCAGATAAACGTTGCCCGCTGGGCTTTCTCTGCAAATGCGCGAATTTCTTTTTCAGGGAAATACGGATTTTTATAATTACCGTAGGGAATGTTGAAATACCCGCTCTTGTTATAGCGACATAACCCACGGTAACCATGACGATTGAGATACAGAAAATATACCGCTTTCATGAAATCAGTAATTTCAGTGGAGTAATTAAACTCCTGCCTGATGTTGTAATAAGTCACCTCCCTGTTTGCTTCCTCAAATAAAGCTCTGGCACGAGATATAAACGCCTCACAATCAGCAGCAACCTTTTTATAGAGGTTGATTAAATCAGGATTAATATCCGCAACAAGATAGCTGGGGTAATCCGTCTCCATCATCACTGCACAGGAACCCGCGAAAGGTTCAACCAGTCGCGGGCCAGCAGGAAGGTGTTTTTTCAGTTCGGACATAATGGCGGTTTTATTTCCCGCCCATTTCAGGATGGTGCTCATACAGCACCTCCGTTGTAATGTTTGCCTTTCAGCTCTGCAATTTCCTGGCAGGTAATGCAAAGCTGCACACCCGGAATGGCACGGCGGCGTGCTGGCGGAATTGGCGCTTCACACTCAATGCAAAGCACGCGAGACACGCCCGGTGTTTTGGCACGGGCAGCACGGATATGGCGCTGGCGTTCTTCTTCAACGCGCTGCTGTACGAGATCCATTGCATCAGCCATTAGTGGATCTCCTGCGCTTCGTTCTGGATTGCTTCAGCAGTCACACGCAGCAGTTCTGCCGCTTCCACGTGGTTTAGCTGACGGGATGAGATATGACACGCCAAGCTATCAAGGCGAGCTGCCATTGCTTCAGCCCTTGCCCGGCGTTCTTCCAGACGAGCCTCTGTCAGTAAAATATTAAGCCCTGCATCATCCGGTCCGGTTTTAGTCGTGAGGATTTCAATATTACGCATAATCAATTCTCCTGAATTTAGATAAAGGGATGCTCGGCGGATTTACGCCATTAATTTCATTAGTTGGTTAATTCGGCATGGTTAGCCGTCTGGGAAATAAGCTCACCACTGCACGAAAATGATTCATTGCTTTAATCAACTCCCGCTTTTCGTCAGTGGTCAGCTCATTGATGCTGATGCTATGACGTTCAGCCGGAATTTTTGCCATAAAGAATATGGCTGCCAGTGCTCGTTTATTTTGTTCGTTATTAATATCCCGTGGATCACGCATATCTTTAATAAACCGCTCAAGCTCTGACTCAATATTCAGGCCAAAAACTTTCGCCCTTAATTCCGCTATGTGATTAAGTCCATTCAGGCGTTCACCGGGGCTTAATGGAACAGTAGCCGCAGCGCCTTCAATAGCCATTTGTTCCCCCGTTTTTTCGTAGATAGTTCTGCCAGCAATTCATCTTGTGAACGGCACGGATGCCAGCGTTTACCATCCTCACCCATGATCCAGCCGTGACCGTAGTGCATTGCCGGGCTTTGTTTTACCAGCAGCGATGCAAATGATGGTTCTTTCGTCAGCATAAGCACCTCACAGCAAACCGAATGAAGCACCGAGGCCAGTCACGGTATCAACTGCACTCGCCATCGCAGGATTAGCCTGTAAACGGGCCTGCAATGAAACAGCAGCCAGCGCCATCAGTCGTGTTACAGAGTTAATGCTGCTGATAGCATCACGACGACCGGCACTAGTTTTTACATCACCAGATACCGCACCTGCTGCAACACGTCCGATCTCTGCAGTTGCGCTCATGACGTAATGCGGCAGTTTCTCTTTTGCAACCTCATTAATCGGTACACATGGCAGGCAGTGAATCTGTGCCAGAAAACCATCTACCAGCGTTGAATCTTCAGTCAGATCGGTAAGCAGCCAGATTTCTGGTGCGGTTAATAAATGAGGTTGAGATGGGTTCAGCTTGTTCCGCAGAATCTGCACATTCATGCCAGCACGTTCTGCCAGTTGCACCAGATTGTGGCGCAGTGCGAATGCACGACAGGCTTCATCAAAATGTGGATGTTTGGAAACTTGGTAATCAAACATGGTTTTCAACTCCGAACTTATCGCAAAATCGAACTCAGCGTCTTATTGCGAAAATAGACGTCTATTAAGCAGACAAAGCATCAACAGTCAGAGCAGCCAGGTTAATCATTACCTTTTCACGTTTTTTGTCTTTACGAAGACGATGACGAGGTAGTCGGCCATCAGCCAACATGTCGTTAATCGTATCAATAGAAAGGCCTGTCAGTTCGCTATAACGTTCGATTGTGACATGTGGTGTATTCAGAGTAATTGAAATGTTAGGTGTCATAAGGCAACATTCCTTCTAGATATGGCTTGTGGCGAGCCGTTGTTTGTCGTGATTAGTAGTGAAGGCTCCAAAAGAACACTTCTGGCTCAACTTTAAGATCGCTTTTGGAATCTGTCAACGAATTTTGGATTTCTTTGGAGGACTTGTGGATTTCAATAGCGGCGGTAAGAAAGCCATAGAACGTTTAGTTGAAGCATATGGGTTCGGTACCCGTCAGGCTCTCTGTGATCATTTAGGTGTTTCTAAGAGCACCATGGCAACGCGCTATATGCGTGATATTTTTCCAGCAGATTGGGTAATCCAGTGCGCCCTTGAAACGGGCACCTCGCTTAATTGGCTAACAACAGGGCATGGTTCAAAGCAAGCATCAGCAAATACAAATACTATAGAAGTAGAAAAATATTTATTGTCTGATGGAGCATTGCAGAAAGACGGTTTTTATATTTTTGATAAGGGATTTCTACCCTCTACGTTTAAAAAACCTTTTGTCATCACAGATAACAATTCTGAATTTATTTGTGATAAAGAATTTGATGATATACGTGATGGTAAATGGGTAATAAGTATTGATGGCGAAATAACGATCCGTGACATTACTCGTTTACCCGGTGGAAGAATCTTCGTCGAGGGTGGAAACAGAGCCTTCGAATGCAAGATAGAAGACATTGAAATAATTGGTAAAATTATAAGTTTAACAGTCAAGTATGTTAAATAGTACCGGGAGGAAACTATGCTTGGTAAGGTATTTTTTGTGGTTTTGTCATGTTCTTTGTTATTAAACCCACTAACTACCTATGCTAGAAATTATCCCTGCTCAGGGAAAAAGGGAGGTGTTTCTCACTGTACCTCAGATGGCAAATTCGTTTGCAATGATGGAACTATTAGTAAATCCAAAAAAATCTGTACTAAAAACTCACGATAACTTTTGCTTTTATATCTGCGTCTAAAATAAAAATGAGCCGCAGGTTAACCGCAAAAGTTACATGCTCACATAGCAAAAAGAATAGCCAACTTCATTATGGCTTCAGTGAGATGTATGGTCGTAGGATTTCATACATTGACACTGGTTATACATACAGTAAAAATGCTCTCTACTGGAGGGCATTTTTTATGGCAGTACGAAAACTCACCACAGGGAAATGGCTTTGCGAATGTTACCCCGCCGGACGAAGTGGGCGTCGTGTGCGTAAACAATTCGCCACCAAAGGCGAAGCTCTGGCTTTTGAGCGTCACACGATGGAAGAAACCGAATCAAAGCCCTGGCTGGGCGAATCAGTGGATCGTCGAACCCTGAAAGACGTGGTTGAGCTATGGTTCAAACTACATGGTAAATCTCTGACTGCTGGACAGCATGTCTATGACAAATTGCTGCTGATGGTTGACGCCCTAGGCAATCCTCTTGCAACCGATCTCACCTCTAAAATGTTTGCCCACTATCGAGATAAACGCCTGACAGGCGAGATCTACTTCAGCGAGAAATGGAAGAAAGGAGCAAGCCCGGTCACCATTAACCTGGAGCAAAGCTATCTAAGTAGTGTTTTTAGCGAACTATCCCGTCTGGGCGAATGGTCGTATCCGAACCCACTGGAGAACATGCGAAAATTCACCATCGCAGAAAAAGAGATGGCATGGCTTACCCATGAGCAGATTGTTGAATTACTGGCTGATTGCAAACGTCAGGACCCAATTCTGGCTCTGGTAGTCAAGATATGCTTAAGCACAGGCGCACGCTGGCGAGAAGCCGTAAATCTTACCCGCTCACAGGTGACCAAATACCGAATTACCTTTGTAAGAACGAAGGGGAAGAAAAACAGAAGCATCCCTATCAGTAAAGAGCTTTACGAAGAGATCATGGCGCTTGATGGGTTCAATTTCTTCACAGACTGCTATTTTCAATTTTTATCCGTGATGGAAAAAACGTCTATCGTGCTCCCTCGCGGTCAACTGACACACGTTCTGCGCCATACTTTTGCTGCGCACTTCATGATGTCGGGTGGAAACATCCTGGCCTTACAAAAAATTCTCGGACACCACGATATAAAAATGACTATGCGTTACGCACATCTGGCACCGGATCATCTGGAAACGGCGCTCCGTTTCAATCCTCTGGCAACATTGCCAAGTGGCGACAAAGTGGCGGCAGCGGTTGGCATTACCCCGTAA